CTAACCCACTGATTTTAATAAGTCTCTTGTGTCACTTTGGTGACCATGGGACATCATTGGGACATAATCTGCCAGCTTCTGATTCAGCATTGCGATCTGTTCTGCATTACTGTCAGTCATCCATGCTCCGTATACATTGAACACCATCTGGGCACTTGCATGGCCCATCTGGCTGGCAATGAAGCTTGGGTTTGCTCCGGCAGATAATGACCAGCACGCATAAGTGTGTCGTGACTGGTATGCTTTCCGGTGCCTGATGCCCGCACGCTTAATGGCTGTTTCCCATGAGTCGCCAATAGAATCTACCTTGTAGATAAAACCGACCTGTTTGCTTTTTCTAACCACCTGGGGGTTAAATACGAAAGTACATTCATGATTCACTGAACGCCCATATTCACGTAGTTGAACCTTGATGTGGTGCTGCTTACCCAGTCTTGTCATTTCAGCCTGATTTTTCAGGACACTGATAGCGGGCTGGATAAGATGCACAACCCTGTTTGTACTTGCTTCAGTTTTAGGTAGAGCGAACTCACCGAGTTTCGTATAATTGCGCCTGATAGTAATAGTTCCTGCTTTCAGATCGATATCTTCCCAGGCCAGGGAGACCAGTTCACCGTGACGCATTCCTGTGTACACAGCCAATGACCACAGGTTTTTCGTCTGCTGATGTCGGCAAGCATCTATCAGGCGAATAAATTCGTCACGAGTTAGCGGATCTGGCTCTGCCCTGGCTCTTTTAAGAGGCTTAATTCCCTGGAAAGGATTTGCTTCTAGGTAACCGTGATCTGCAGCAAACTGAAACATTCCAGCGATTGTCGTCATGTAATAATTTACAGTAACGACGCTCCGTCCTTTTGCTGCTGCTTTGTTTTTCGTTGAATTCTGATATCCGGTCAGCAAATCTTTCCTGATATACAGCAATTCCTCTTTAGTTACCGATGACACCAGTCTGCTGCCTCCAATTTTCGGAACCATCGTTCTTGCAACGGATTCATAGCGATTGAATGCATTTGCAGAGATTTCCATTCGTTTCAGATCCAGCCACTTTTCTTCAAGTTCCTTCACCGTAATTTCTTTTTTACTTACCCCAAAAGCCTTGAGGTTAGGAGAGTCAGGGAACTGCGCAGCGTAATCAAAGTTTCCTGTACGAATAGCAAAACATACAGATGTCCGCAGCTCTCCGGCGATCTTCCTGTTCTTGGCAGTGTCAGGGACACCAAGATTTTCCCTGACACGTTTACCTTTAAAATTAAACCAGATGCGTAATGTGCCACCGTGGTTTTCGACGCCTGTTGGATATTTGACTTTATCCATTGATACCTCCAGACACCCAAGAGCGATACGAGCTTACATACTTCATGGCATTAAATCACCCAGGTTGTTTGTTTTTCATTGAAGCAACCCAGGCATCTATTGCTTTTCTGTTATACATACATTCACTGGAAGGCTTTGGATTACCGTCTGGTGATACGTGAATATACTCTCTTCCAACCATCCAGCATTCTTTCCGGGCCCGAAGAATTGTGCCTGGTTTGAGCCCGGTAATTGCGATTAGAACGCTTTCACAAACCCATTCATTGGGAGCCAGTTGAATCACATTGCCCATGCATTACCTCACACAACACTCAGCCCACGGCAGTGGCACCACACTTCAAACATTCGTTTCACAATTTCACGACAGTAGAAACCGTCAACATCTCGTGTCAGGTCATAGCGATTGCCGTAACGCTGGTGGACCCATCGTTCAAATGCTTTATTCATTCTTTACTTCCTTTTCATGGCTCGTAATTTTTTCAGATGAGCTTCCTGCTCTGTTTCTGCCAGAATTTGTCGGTATTCCTGGTGATCGATCCGTTCAAACAGTTCATTAAAATCGTTTATTTTTACCGACTGTGTTCGCCCATCCATTCTTCTGTACAACACGATATTATTTATGCAGCGAATAATTTTTACCGGGTAACCGGCACTGTCGGTATACAGTTGCCCTTGATTAATCAAAGCGAACATTTTTTCTCCTGTTCCCTGAGTTGTGAGAACTTCAGAGCCGTATGTTTGTAGCGGGTTCAATACTGATAATTTCTGCTGAGATAAGCATTCCGGCAAGCCATAGCTCTCCGATCAAGTTTTCATCCTTGCATTTCACGCCGCCGATATTAATGGTGGCGATGATATCGCGCTCATCCTCGACTTCTTCATAAGGCAGCGTTTCGTACAGGCTTTCAATAGCGCAACTGATAACATCGAGTCCGGTCAGGTTGCCACCGACAGTGACTTCGAATGTTTCGCGGTATTCCCATAGCCCGAAAATTAATCGAACGGTTTGTTTTGCCATGCGTCCGCATAACGTCAGATTTGGGTCATAGTTCATTATTTGCGGTTGAGTATTATGAGTGTTCATCTGCTTTTCCCTTAGCCCGGCGGCCTGCCGGGCATATAAGTTATTTAACCTGGATAAAGGGTGTATTGGCTCCGCTGGTCATGTATTGCGGCAGTGTGCCGTTCCATTTATTGATGGCTTCCAGCTCCATAACTCCGGGGTTCTGGCGCAGAGCTTCACCGCGTAAACGAATAGCATCGGCTTCGGCCTGGGCTTTTGTGCGAATTGCATCTGCCTGTCCGGCAGCCTCCGCACGCAACATGTTGGCTTCCGCTTCGCGCTGTTTTACTTCCTGCTCGCGTTGCAGGGTTTTCTGGTTTGCCGTGACTTTGGCGTTAATGCTGTCGATAACGGTTGGCGGGTACTCCGGTTTACCTACATAAGACAGGCTCATTACCTGAATACCGATGGGCGTCATTTCTGCCTGAATATCTTTTAGAGCTGCATCCAGTAGTTCAGATTTGCCACCGTCGATAAATTTATCAGTGGTCATTTTGCTGGCCAGCCGATTTAGTGCATCTGCTATCTTCTGGCGCAGATCGGTGTCGGTAATGTCATCCACACCTTTGCGGTAGGTTTGAAACACCGTGGTAACTTTGGATGGATCAACCTTGTAGGCTACTCCGATGTGGTAACCAATGGTTGTTCCATCGCTCATCTGGAAACTGAATGGATCATCGTAGGTCTTCATCTGCTTAAAGGTCGGGAAGATATAAACTTCAGTGTTCCAGCCTGTCCAGTAGCGACCAACACCGACCACTTCACCGACGCCTTTGTCGTCGCCAAGTTTGTTGACTTTGATGCCCACATTACCAGGCTCAACACGATCACAACCGACAAGGCCAATGGCAGGCAGAACAATGGCTAAAGAAAAAATAATTTTTTTCATCTTTTATCCTTAGTGAAAGAAAGCCCCTTATAAATGGCATAAATGCATGGCGGGGTCAGAAACGCCAGTGCAAAGCCAGAAATTACCGCTACCGTATCCTTCATTGATATCAGAAACGGGACGAGTAATCCGTAAATGCATGAGATAATTGCCAGTGATATGACTATTCTGAAATAAATATTCATGCTCCTCCTGATATCTTTCTGATTGCCTTTTTCAACTTTTTACTGTTATTCACGCTACAGTAAATTTCGGCAATCTCACGTGATAACATTATTTCTCCACTGTTTTTATCTATAGCAACGAGACCGGGATTGTCTCGTATGAGTTTCTTTATCATTGGCATTGCCATAAACTCTTCTGGCGTATAGATGCGTGTATGGCGGCGAACGTGTTTTATCACAGGTGTTTTATGTTTTGACTCAACCTGAAATACATTAATTTTATTCTGATTTGACATATTTAATGTGCCACTGGTGTTTCTGGCATACCATGAGTATTCAGATCGTGAATCATTTCATCCAGAAGAAGTTCAAGCCCTTCTCGTCCCATAGCAGAGACAATGAAGCCATTATCAGGATCTGCGATGAGCATTTTTTGATAGAGAAACAGAACTCGCCCCATGCCTTCAGCTTCGCCATATTTTTCAATGAATCCCCATTCGACATGGTTTTGCAGGGCAATGCGAATTGGTTCAGGGTATATACTCATGCAACCATATTTCCCCTTATAAATAACTGCACGATATGTAGTCCCATTATCGTTAGGGATATCAACGGTGCCGTTCCTGACTTCCTCTTCATTTATAAACGTCGTAACATACAGCCAGCGCCATTGAGCAACTTTCATATCGACGGATAATTTTCCCAGCAATCCGGCATCATCCGCTTCAGCAAGGCACTGAAGAATTCTTAAACCGCGTGAATTTGGATAATCATATTTACCATCATTAAGTCGCTGTACGGCCTCGGCATAATCTATGGTTGTATTGCCAATTTTTATACCGTGTGGCGTAACTTCTGGTCGGAACTCTGAATGATTCATAATGTTTGCTCCTTTGCTGGTGGAATAATAGTGTAACCCGCTCGTTTTACCATCCACAAAAATGTATCCGTGCAGCCAACAAATTCATTATCCAACAGATGTTTTGAGTGAATTACCTTCCCATTTTCAATGGTCAACAACACTCTGACTTTTTCATGTGTTATGTTCTGTTCTTTTTCTTCCAT